GACGTCGTTCCTCGCCGCTCTGCGCCGATATGACGCCCGACAAGTGTGCTGAACTACTTGATAGCATTCCAGAGTTTTCTGGTTTGTTTGAGCGAAAGTCAGCTGCTGATGTACAGACTATTCTCGACAATTTCGTCAACTCCCAAGTTGATGATCCCGAGAGTGTTAGTTCTGAAACTACGAAGTATGGTAACACCGCTGATGGTGAAGCTACCGCAGTTGATGCAGCTTTCGCTGAGCTAGGGTCGCTCTAAATATCCCCCCCACAGGGAGGCACAGGGTTATCAGGTGTCTCATAATAGAAAGGAAGAGTTATGACAATTACTGATACAAATCGTTTAGAACAACTGATTACCATTCTTGAGGAAACTCGAGACGATCACACTAAGTTCTTTGGCACTGGAAACAATGCCGCAGGAACCCGTGTTCGCAAGGCAATGCAGGAAGTGAAGACGCTAGCACAGGAACTCCGTATCGAGGTCCAAGAGACCAAGAACACGGGTTAGACTCCGCCAGCCGCAGGGAGGCCCGGGCAAACAGGGGTCTCACATTACTACAAACAAACTAGGGAGTTATAAATGGGTAATATTACAAACACACTAAGGGAGCTAAACGTCGCTGACGACGCATATGTAACTCTTAGTTATATCGAAGGTGCCGACGTTTGGCACATTAACGACAGCCACGTGGAAGACGCCGTCGGGGAGACTAGCACCGCTGCTCTTCTAGCCGGCCTTCTAGCCTCTGGCGTGACCGTCTCGGACACATACAGTGAAGGTGATCTTCTCGCTGAGATGCGCAGCAATGGTCTTCTTGAAGACTATGAGCGCGAAGGCGGCTTTGAGGACTACTTGACCGAACAGCTCGTTAGCACGATCTATGATGGCGAGTATTCTTTGGAGTATTCAACTGAGCAGTATGACCACAAGCGTGGACGTTGCGACATCTCGACGACCGTTCGAGTTAGAGCCGGCGATCTATACCAGATCGACGACAATGGCTCTTCATTCGTCTCAGCTGACACTGTCGTCCGAGGCTTCGATGTCTCGGTGCAGACCCCAGCCGGAACGTTGACCCTCAGCTAATGAAGACTTTGGATTTGCACGGTAATGATTACTCAAAAGCAGCAATGTTAGTGGAAGAATTTGTCCACTCTACTGAACTGCCGGCGAAGATCATTACCGGCAAATCTGAAGCAATGAAACAAATAGTACTTGACACCATAAGACCTTTGGGATATTATAGTCACTATGAACGATTGACCAACGAAGGATGTTTGGTCATCACAGAACAAGAATTTTGAAAGGAAATTAAATGATTGCTCGAATTAACCGAATGGCGCTCATCGCCATTTTTTCCCTATTAATGGGATTTTTTATTACTTCCTCCACGGGTTGCCCCGCAGGAGACGACGACGCCAGCGCTGCAGATGATGATGATTCTGCCGACGGCGACGACTCGGCGGCGAACTAATGGAGAATGGAACTTTATCAATCCGTTTTACGGATGAAGAATTAAACAGCATTGCGGATGTTGTAGAAACGGCATCAAAGACCGCTCCGGTGGACACAGGAATGCTTCTTAGAGAAGCTGTTAGGCGCGGACTTCGATCCGTGTTAATCTCAGCTCTCAACAAGGATCCGATCTGCAGCGGACTGAATGTTATGAGGAGTGACGCGTTTAGTATTGCCTCACCTCTTGGTGACATCGACTCGGCGGTGAACTAATGGAAACTATTACTTTTAGTGTGGTTTTTGAAGTACTGATGGCTGGAAGTCTTGGTTGGGTGATAGCCCAGACATTTCTGACGCGCCACCGCCTTAACCGCCTTGAGGCTCAAACGCCCTCCGGGTCCGGAGAGTAAAATGTGGACGGCGCTAGCCCTAGGCATTTTAACAATATATGTCTGGGGGCTTAGGCGCCAGATAGAGGAAGTTGGCGACGAAGTAACGCGACTTCATAAAGACTTCATGGCCGAAGTGTATATTAGATACGGAGAGAATTTCGATGGCAAAGAGTAAGTCAACAGCAGGCAAGATTTCGATCGAGGGTCTGCGAACCCTAATCAACAAAACTTCGGGCGTGGAAGTCGCCCACAATCTGAAGAAAGCAAACCCTACAGAAGTAAAAGAATGGATCCCCACCGGTTCTCGGTGGTTGGATTCTATTGTCTGTCGTGGCAAACTTGGTGGCATTCCAATTGGCAAGTTTACGGAGATTGCTGGTCTTGAATCGACCGGTAAATCTTTTATGGCCGCGCAGTGTGCTGCTAACGCCCAGAAAATGGGCATGACGGTGGTATATATGGATTCAGAGTCAGCGATTGACCCAGATTTCCTAGAACGAACCGGATGTGATTTAGAAAATCTGATCTATGTCCAGGCACAATCAGTGGAACACGTTCTAGAGACTGTCGAGAGCGTATTAAACTCCGGCACGGAGCGTACCCTGTTCATCTGGGACTCGCTGGCTCTGACTCCTACCGTCTCCGACGTGGAGGGGGACTTTAATCCTCAGTCCACGATGGCAATGAAAGCACGCATATTATCAAAGGGAATGTCCAAGCTGACAATCCCGATTGCGAATACCAAGTCTGCATTCCTGGTTCTTAACCAGCTAAAGACCAATATCCCACAGGGACCGAACGCGCGCATTGTCGCAATGACGACACCCTATGTCACTCCAGGCGGAAAGGCTATGCATTATGTATATTCTCTACGCATCTGGCTGACGGGGCGCAAGGCGAAGTCTGCTTTCATCGAGGACGAGAGCGGTTTCCGCATCGGCTCAGAAGTTAAAGTAAAGCTTGAGAAGTCACGCTTCGGTACACAGGGGCGCAACTGTGCGTTCAAGATTCTATGGGGGACTCAGGAGGTTGGCATCCAAGACGCTGAGAGTTGGTTGGAAGCAATCAAGGGCTCCGACAGCCTCAAACAATCCGGCGCCTGGTTCTCTCTGGTCTATAAAGACGGAAAAGAGGAGAAGTTCCAGACTGCTCATTGGATTGAAAAGCTTGAAGATAAAAAGTTCAAGGCCCGAGTACTTGAGATTATGGATGAACAGATCATTCGTAAGTTCGATGTGCGCGAAGGAAGCGCTGCGGATTTCTACGACGTAGATAAAGAATAAGACTATTTATTATACGTTTACGGAGTTCCCCGATGTCTGATATGAAACTTATAATGGAAGGTTGGCGCAGCTACTGCACCGAACCTGTTGGTGCTGGACGCAATTTTGATATACTATACGAAAATTATAGTAAAGGAAGAATCTCCCACACCCAGCTGTATGAAGGCTGGGATCGGCAGGTAACTGAAGGTGTACAAGCTCTTCTGGATGAGGGTATTATGGATGTCCTTAAAGTTGGGTTTGAAAAAGGGAAACAACTAGCCGGCAAAGCGAAAGAAGTGTATGACACTGCCGTTCAGAAGGTGGTAGGCTTTGTGTTCAGTCTAGAAGTTCAAGCATGGAAATTACTTCAAGCAGGAAAAGTAATTCTCTCTAAGATTGCTGCCGTTCTTATGAAGGCAGTTAATTTTATTAAAAAGTTTTGCGGAGTCCATCCGATTATCTGTAAAGCAACCTTTGCCCTAGTAGTCATGATCTCTATTACCGCGGTAATGGCAATGATGGCATCCCCGGCTATGGCGAACGTTACGATGCCAGCTGATGATGGAGGAGCGAGTTACAGTATTACTGACACCGGTGTTAATGCTATAAAGGGATGTCTCGAAGTTGTCTCACGGGATGCTGACCCAAAGGGTCAGCAATTAGCTGTGGATGCCTATAAATGGCTCGATAATGCGCATACGGCTACGACGTCGACCGACCTATCGCAACTAGCATCCGAGGCACAACAGCAAGTTTTGGCGTGCTATAAGACAGTCGAAAAGATGTCCGCTGAGGATCCCTCTGTAGTAAAGACCCTCGCACAACACGGCGAAAAGCTTCTTACCCTAACTAACAAGTATTTCAAAGAGATCAATGGAGTGACTATTGATAATATTAAATGGCAGTCCCTAATAGAGCCGGGTAAAGGCAACGTTAGCCCGCTAGCCCCACAGAACATTGGTCTCGGTGCATCGAGATTATTGCAACAACTGAAATAAATGGGATGAGCAGATTATTCGTAAGTTTGACACGCGCGAGGGAAGCGCTGCGGATTTCTACGACGTAGATAAAGAATAAGACTATTTATTACACGCTTATGGAGTTCCCTGATGTCTGATATGAAACTTATAATGGAAGGCTGGCGCCTCTTCGCAGAAGAGAGTGAAGACGAAGATCGACTCTTTAACGAAGTGAGAGATATGTGCCTCTCATTTAGAACGGGCGCCCTTATTGTTGAGGATGTATCACAGAAGCAGTTTCTAGTTGAACTAGAAAAGCTTTATACTCTCTATGAACAGGGGGAAATGAGCCGGCGCGGCTTTCTTAAAAACTTAATGAAGGGGGGAGCTGCTCTAGCAGCCGCTACCGCAGTGCCATCACTGGCGCGCGCAGCAGGCTCAGCATCCGAGGAGCCGACCCAACACGCACACGACGTTGAAAGCGAGGATTGGATGCGATTTGGCAAAGGAGTGGTATTCTCCACTAGCGGCGGCCGGTTTATGCTCCATCACAATGGCAGCGATCGTGCCGGCGATGATGCAACAATAGTGTTTTTAAAAGGTGTGGACGCGCCCGCCAGAGATTATTTATACAATGGAGAAGGGGAGATAATAGGATTTGCACGGAACGCCGGCAAGGATGCAAAAAAAATGCCTCTATGGAAGCCTCACTTTCACGCCCCGAGCAAGGGATATCCTTCGGATGCTCCGACCGCGGTAGAATTTGTCGCCGCCGACCACATAAATAATAGCTTATATGATCTTCCTTCACCAGTAAAAGAATAAAACAAAACACTTGACAACGAGGCTCCTGTGAGGTATACTCATAGGAGCTTCATACGTTAGGGGATAACACACATGAAACGAGTAATGATCGTCGACGCACTGAACGCCTATTTTAGGGCATTCATCGTCAACCCAAGCCTGTCCGCCCACGGACAGCCCATCGGAGGTCTCAAGGGCTTCCTAGGCATCCTGCAGAAGCTCTGCAGGGACATTAAGCCAGATACTGTAATGATTATCTGGGATGGACCAGGCGGCAGCCGCAAGCGCCGCGAACAGAATAAGAATTACAAGGCTGGAAGAAAGCCAATCCGTGTCAATCGACAAACCGATATGACCGACGAGCAACAGCGCTCCAATATGGTATGGCAACAGCTTCGATTGATTGAATATCTAAATGAACTTCCCGTCATCCAGCTTCGCTTTGACGAAGTCGAGGCTGACGATGTGATAGCTTATGCCACGCAAACCGAGCAGTTTAAGGGGTGGGAAAAGGTGATCGTATCAAGCGACAAAGATTTCCTTCAATTGTGCGACGGAGAGACTGTTCTCTTCCGTCCAATTCAGAAGATAGTACACACCCAGGTTAACATCGTGGAAGACTTTGATATTCACCCTCGCAACTTCGCCATGGCCAGAGCCATCGCCGGCGACCCGTCGGACAATCTTAAGGGGGTACCCCGAGCTGGACTAAAAACTATTGCAAAAAACTTCATTTTTCTTAGAGAGGATAAGGACGCGACATTACAGGAGATTTTCGATTGTTGCCTTGAAACTGACTCAAAAGCAAAGTTTTTTACTAACGTTTTAGAGTACAGAGATGTAATTATAGAGAACTACAAGCTCATGCAACTGTACGCGCCCGCCCTATCTTTGCAGTGCCGTAGTAAGGTGCATTACGCCCTGGATAATTTTGAATACGACTATAATAAAACAGAGGTTATTCGCATGATGAACCAAGATGGTTTCGGTGTGTTTAACTGGGATGATTTACATGCCACAATGAATCGGATTTGTGTTGACAAAGCCCTCGCGAAGTAGTAGAATAGATAAATGAGGGAAGCAATGAAAATCAACAACGA